CCGCCTCGCCCCAGCGTGGCGCGGCCAAGGCCAGCCAGCACCGCCGATTGGAAGATCGACGAAACCAGCGTCTCATAGGCCCGACCCGGTCGCTGCTTCAGGAAATCCGACCAGGTCATGTCCGGATGCGCGACCGACATGTCGATCGCGTCCTGCACAAATGTCTGCACCTGGGCCGCCGTGGCATTGGCGCCGGCAACCTTGGCCAGCAAGGCCACCGTCGATCCCTGGTCGAGAGATTTGAAGAAGGTGCCGACCGGCAGCTTCCCCATGCCATAGGCCAGCGCGCCATTGGCCAGGGCGCGCCAGCTGGCGCCACCCGTGCTGGCGCCCTGCGATCGCAGGTTGGCGTAGCTCTCCGCCTCCGTTCCCAGGGCGGAGGCCCATAACAAGGGCGCCGGATTCTCGGTCAGCAAGGTCAGCGCCACCGCCGGCGCCATTTGCATCAGACCCGACGCACCGCCATAGAGCGCCTTCGCCGTCGATGACTGAAAGGCCGGCGTCGAATTCAGCACCTCCAATTGCAGCTCGTTGAAGTCGTGCTCAAGTTCCAAGCGGTAGTAATAATCGGGACTGGCCGGATCGTCGGCCTGCAGGATGCCGGCCTTGGTCAGCCAGTCCATCGCCTGTTCCTTGATGCCGATGCGCATGCCGCGCAATGCTTGCGCCGACGCCTGGCTGAGGCCGTAGAGGGTATTGCCGAGGGTCGGCGCCGGCGGCTGCAATCTGCCATCCCGGCTGGCCGCCCGCAGATAGAGTTCAAGCGACGACAGCACAGGCACATCATCGATGCACATGCTGGCAAAGCTGCTATCGGCGAATTGCCGACGCAGGTCCGGCGCGCCGGTCAGGTACGCAATGGTATCGTCGATAAAGACCATCTTGCGAACGGCGTCGGGGTTACGCAGGGCGACATCCGGCGGCATGCCCGTTCGATAACCCAGAATCACCGCTTCCGCTGCCTTGTCCGTGTCGCCCGTCGCCGCCAGCCGCAGCCCCGCCCGCGCGCTGACATCGTCTTCCCGCAAGACGCCCTGGACTGCTTGCGACAAGGCGTCGGGGGAGGATGGGGGAGAGGATGGGGGCGATGGCGGGGTCGGCGGTGACACGACGATCGCGGTGCCTGGCATTGTCGCCACGCCATCACGATCACCGGAAGGTATCGCTGGCTGCGATATCGGCGGCGCTGTCGGTACCGCCGGATCGAGCGATTGCGCTGGAGCGGCGGTCGGCGCGATATTGCCCGCCTGGGCTTGCGACACAGCGTTGGGTGCCGCGGCCGGTGCCGTGGGATTTCCCCCATTCCCCGGCGTGGTCGAGGTTGCGCTCGGCAAGCCGATGACTGGCCGGCTTCCGTTCGGCTGCGACGTAGACGTCAATGGCGGCATTGCTGTTGATGGCGCCGCCGGATTGCTGGACGAGCCGGGATAACCGCCAGCCATTAGCGCGCCTCATTCAAGCGCTGGTTGGCCCGCAATACCTGATCGGCGCTGGAATGCATGTCTTGTGCCTGGCCGCTTATCGTCTCGGTTTGCGTCATGCCGCGTGGAGCCCCTTTCACATCAAGCCAGGGATCTGTATGTTTCGTTTATATCAATATAATACCACAAACATTGTTTATTTCACAACATTCATGACATGCCATCTAGCCGCGTGATGACATCCCTTGATCGTGACGACGACGTTATCCGGCGCCGACAAGCAAATGCACTGGCTGGAAGTTACACCTTGGAACCCGACAGCCCGGCAGAGCTATTCCAAGACATCATGCGCTCCAGGTACATTGAGCGCTTCATCGCGGCGAGACAGGTAACAGCCATAGGCCAGACAACAGAGAAGCGCCGGAACCTCGGCACAGAGGAAGAACAAAAGGAACCAGGTGTAAAAGATGAGCGAAAGACTGACGTAATTGACCGCACCGCTATCGAGATCAATAAACGCCCCCTGCGGATTGTGATCGATCGCGATATCAACCATGAGCGCGCCAATAATGCAGCCCGTCGCCGCCACGAGCAGCGATACCCAACCGAAGGCGCGTCGGCTCATGAAACGGCTTCGCCACATCACGATGATCAGAAGCGAGACTGCAAAGATGATCAAGCCCAGCAAAAAGGCCCGCGACAGATAAGACATCAAGCCTTCTTTTGACAAATCCGACAGCCGGCTCGCCTGTGCCCAATTCATCGCGACCAGTAGACAAGCGGTATGCGCCAGCGCGATCATGCCTGACCAGATTGCCGGCTTGCCAAATCGGCTGACGACTGCTGTTTCGCGACCGGCAGGATCATCACGTTCCCCGCTCAAGACCTCGACCTTTCTTCTGCCTGGGCGGAAAACAACTGCCAAAAAATGGACAGTCGCGATTCTGTGTTCCGGGCCTCACCTATTGCGCCAGCACATATCGATGCGCAAGACGCCAATCACTTGCGACATGCGATATCCCAGGGCATTTAAAGCCCGCTTAAACGCAGTTTACTCGGGTTACACAGTCGAGGCAAAGCGGACTGCCAGCGCTCAGCAGCCGCCGGGCGAAATCACGTCTCCCGTGCGCAGCACAATCCCCAGGTTGCAGGAGTAATTGTCTGTTGCCTTGCCATTCACATCCACCCAGCGAAAGCATTGGAAATTGCCAGCACGCTTGCCATAAGCCCGCGTGTCATGGGTGGCGCCGCAAGCTGTCGTCGTCTCCCGCACCTTGAGGGCCATGTACATGTCATGGGCGGCCTGGCCAGATATTTCCAGGGCCAGACTATCGGCGGCCTTCTCCGGATTGTTCGGCTCTGCTTGCGCGAAGAACCAGAACCGACTGTCATCCAATGGGGCAGGATTTAACGGGCGTGGCATGTTCGCCGCGGCGACAGCGCCGACAGCGCCGACAGCGATCATTGCCGTCAGGACCGCAACCAAGCCAAGGCTCCTTGTCTTACGCATCGCCATTTTAAGCCTCGTGCAAAAGGTCTCGCCGACACCTGCCGATAAAGACAAGACAGTTGTCCAAGCATCGCATCAGCAATCGCGCGCGCCACGTAATTGGCCGCTCTTAAGTTCGACACCGACGTTGCACCAGTATTTATCCGGGCCTTCATGTGTCAATGAAATGTCCTTCTGGCAATAGAGTTCGCCAGCCCTTTTTGCAAACGAACTGGGTGGCTCCCCCACATCGCAGCCATCCGGTTCTTCCAGTTGTGGAATCGCCTCGTAAATCCGACGCGCGGTATCGCCCTCGATATCGAGGCCGACCGCGTCGATCGTGGCGGTGTCCGAATAGAAATCGTTGTCGTTAAAAAAGAAATACGTGCTGCCCTTTGATAAGAGCCGTGGCTCCCAGGATACCCGCCCTGCCCCGGTGGCCACGGCCGTCGTAATCGTGGTCAGCAGGAAGAGGATGGACAGGGCGGTTTTATGGTTCATGGCAATCACAATCCAATATCCGTGCCGACAGGCGTCGGCACCAACCGAGCCGACTGGAACAAGGCAGCGGCGCGCCGTCGATGACGGCCGCAGGCAAAACACATCATGATTGCCACCATGAGTATATAGTAAATTGTCCTTGCATGATTACCGACGGTTGCACAAAAAGTCAAACCCCCTGACGCCATGCTTCTCGCATCGGCAGGCGGATGATATTGCCCCAAAAAGCACGCAGTCAGTTGGCGGAACTTGTTTTGTCCTGCTTCACCGTGACGTGAAGGTGGTCATCATGGCCCTTATACGGCTGAACGAACCCCTTGAACTGCTTGATGGCCATCGGATCATTGAAGAGGATTTTCTTGACCCTGCCCGACTCCTTCAGCATCTGAATGAGCGTGGCGTCGCGGTCATAGTTCGCTTGGCCATAGGCGACCCTCCCCTCCTGCCCATCCTTGCGCATGGCCCGCATGTCGAAATCCAAACCGCTATGGTGGCTATTGTGCGGATTTCCCGGGAAATTCCCGCCATCCGACTCATTGACATCGCCAATACCGATCCGGCGATTGTCGCTCAAGCCCCATTTTTGCGCCAAATCGACGATCACAGATAGTGTTTCGGGACGCGCATATTGTCGTTTCGGATCATAAGGCCGGCCCGACGGATTGTAGCCGTAATAGAAGGATTCCTGATCCGGCGCAGGCAAACGCCGAAAGCCCTGCTTGCTAGGGTCTGGCAATTCAAGGCTGAGATCAGTGCTATCAGTAATCCTTTGTGCCTCAGGCGTGTTGATCGGATCTTGGCGCCGCGCGGGAGCTATCGTTGGCTTACTTGTGGGTTGCGCGACGTGCTGTCCCGCGGCCGCATTGTCATCGACAACCTTCATCCCGGCATCGCCCGCTATATCATCCCCGCGATGCAGCACCCTATCAGCGTTGCGATAGCCGCCACCGGATGTCGAGCTACCGCTTGGCGGTGTCTGGGCGACAGCGCTAACGCGCTCGGTCTCACTATGAACCTGGCTTTGAAACTGCACGGCATGATATTGCTGATCGACCAACGCTCGGTCAGCCGGCAGCAATTCGCCGCCATATTTTGCGATCAGTTTACCGGCATAGGGCAGATCATTCTGCGTCAGGGCACCGCCGATCCTGGCGGCGATCATTTCGCTCATCGTCGATAGCCGCGCCGCATCGGCGGCGGCGATGGCCTGAGCGGCTGTGATGGTGCCATCCGCCGACCTGGCGCCCCGAATGGCAATATGTTGCTCGCTTTGATCGGCGACATGACTGTTGACGATAAAGGCTTCGTCATCATTGTAATTCCGGGCGATGATCAGTTTGCTCTGATCGACGCGCTGTTGATCGAGGTCATTGTCATAGACCGTTTGCTGGGAATCCGCATGGCGTGCCATGCGCCACATCGACTGGTCAACCACGCCGTTGATCGCGCCAAGCGCCAGCTTCGCGGCCTCGGGCGTTTTTGCGCTGGACAAGGCATCTTGCTTCAATCGATTGACCTGCATCGCGATCGCCGGCATGCCGGTTGCGGCTGGCTGTCCGCTGAGGCCATAGAAGCTCTGTTCGAGATCCTGCGGATGAGCCTGGAACATCACCCCGCATCTGTAACGCGGCCCGCTCGCGCCTCGGCCTAGCGTCAACAGACCTATCTCCATAAACCCCTCTGTGGCAGATACTGATCAGAATGTCAGGCCAACACTGCCTTGTCGTCAAGGATCGACATCGTCGCCCCCACCCCAATCTTCCAGGGTAGCAATCGACTTGATACGACCAAGCCGATCAAAACGTAGCTGGACACCCCAGGTACCCCCGTTACTGCCGCGCAGACAAAAAGTTGTTTCCGCAACCGGTTCGACTGCATAAGGTCCGTTAAGGGATGGCTGAGAGAACGTCCATTCAGGGAAGTCTTTCGGAAGCTTTTTCAGCTTACGAAAGACGTTGGCATACGAGTCACCTGGAATGATGCCAGCCAAGAGATGGCCGTGATATTTAGAAAGATCCAAGACTTCCTGCTTATACATCAGAAATGGTCCCGAAGTATCCGCAGCGCCAACACTAATGAAGCTATAGGTCACGCCATCCATATCCGTGAAGCGGCAGAATCCATCGCGGCCAGTTTCATCCACAAATTGACTGGCGGACTTTGAAATCTCCATGCCACGCCATTGCTTATCCCAAGCATCCAGACATTCCGCCCAACGTTGTCCAATACCGGGGATGGATCGCAGATCGCCACCCATCGGGACACGACCGAGCGCATATTTGTCGCTGGTATCATCAAAGTATTTCTTGCAGCCAACATCATCGGCCATGACATGGCCGACTGGAGAGCAAATCAGGAGCGCCATATAAATGGCCACATAGCGTCGAAGCTGCTTCATCTTTTTAGCTGTATCTTTATAGCTTTTCACCATCTATGGTAATCCCAGATCCACGAAAAAGATAGAGTGGATGAATCGTTGTCCGGTTGTCTTTCTTTTGACCATAGTTGTCGTCAACGACACTACTGTAGCGGGTCTCAAAATGCAGGTGAGACGCCGCTCGTCCGACATTCCCTGTCGTCCCCACTTCGCCGATCTTCTGGCCAGCTTTGACGAATTGTCCCTCCATGACGGGAGATACATATTTACCCGAGGCATCCTTGATCGACCGCAAATGCGCATAGACAGTGAGCGTGCCATCGGTATGTTGAATGACGACTTGATTGCCATATCCTTTATCCGAAGCGTCTTTATAGATGACGGTTCCATCCTTGACAGCCAGGACTGGCGTTCCGATGGGTGCCGCAAAGTCCACCCCTTCGTGCCTTTTTTCGCCTGAATCCCGGACGTAGCCAAAATGCCCGTCACCCTGTTTCACCTCTTTGTTTATCGGATTAATTCTAAGATCAATCGGCAACGGTGATGACTGGGCCTGCTTTATTGTCCCGTTACGAATTGCCGCCTCAGCTCTGCTCGCATTCGGCCCCATCGCCATGGCCTCACCGGTATATTTCGGCTCCCAGCCACCCTCGGGATATTGCAAAGCCTTGGCGTCGCGATCTTCCTTGCTCAGCGATTGTTTGGCAGGGCCTGGTTCAGCGGCGATTGGCAACAGCGCTTTTTGCTCCGGTGACAGCCCCGAGGGACCGGCAGCGATTGGCGACAAGGCCAGCCTTTCTGCCGAAGGCGCCGACGGCGCAGCAGCGATTGGAGACATTGCGGCTGGCGGTATCCCAGCACCAATCTCCTGATCGTCAGCGCTGCGATGCAGCACCCTATCAGCGTTGCGATAGCTGCCGCCCGATGTCGGCATACCGCTTGGCGGTGTCTGGACACCCGCGCTGACGCGCTCGGTCTCGCTGCTCAGCTGGCTTTGAAACTGCACGGCATGAAGTTGCTGATCAACCGAAACCCGGTCAGCCGGCAGCAATTCACCGCCATATTTCGCATACAGTTTCTTGGCAAAGGGCAGGTCCTTCTGCGTCAGGGCACCGCCGATCCTGGCGGCGATCATTTCGCTCATCGTCGATAGCCGCGCCGCATCGGCGGCGGCGATGGCCTGAGCGGCTGTGATAGTGCCATCCGCCGACCTGGCGCCCCGAATGGCAATATGTTGCTCGCTTTGATCGGCGACATGACTGTTGATGATAAACGCTTCGTCATCATTGTAATTCCGGGCGATGATCAGTTTGCTCTGATCGACGCGCTGTTGATCGAGGTCATTGTCATAGACCGTCTGCTGGGAATCCGCATGGCGTGCAATGCGCCACATCGACTGGTCAATCACGCCGTTGATCGCGCCAAGCGCCAGCTTCGCGGCCTCGGGCGTTTTGGCGCCGGACAAGGCATCTTGCTTCAATCGATTGACTTGCATCGCGATCGCCGGCATGCCGGTTGCGGCTGGCTGCCCGCTGAGGCCATAGAAGCTCTGTTCGATATCCTGCATTTTGGCCTGGAACCGGGTGGTCACATCGACCGCGTCACTGGTATCCGCTTCCTTCTGCCGTTTTTGCTCCTCCGCGGCATAGGTCTCAATGGCGCTCGACGCCTTGCCCAGCGACTCTCCTAGCGTCTGCATTGACTTGCCGACCTCGCTGCCGAAATCTTCCGCCGTTGCCTTCACGGTAAAATAAGGCGTGTTGGCTGCGGCGGCCTTCACGGTTTGCTCATTGACTCCAGGAATCACCGGCATCTACTTTCTCTCTTCCACTGGGTACTGCATGATGTGATCAAGCAATCGGCTTCTCGGGCTGTGGGGTGGCCGTTGGCCGCTTGGAATAAGCGTCGAAGCCACTCGACAACCCGCCCAGCAAGGATGACCCGGCATTGAAGTAACTCGCCGTCCGGGCGGCGCGGCCCTGCATTTTCTGCAACTGGCTATCTGCCTGGAAGTTCATCCCCTGCACTTGATATTGCCGCGCTTCCAGGGCGGCGTTGCGACGGATCGTCAGGGCGTCCAGCTCACCGGTGCCGGCGATATCGCTCACCACATCCAGCGCACTGCCGCTACTAAGATCGGCACCCTGCGCCGCCAGGCTGGCGCGCTGCTGGCCCATCAGCATCTGCGTCTTCTTGCGCTGCTGCTGTTCCTCGGCGGCGCCCCGATCAAGCGCATCCTGGGCATTCTGCTGCGCGATCACCTGATTGTTGCGGGCGACGGCGGCATTGTATTTCGCCTGCTGGGACTGGGCCTGGCCTTGCTGAATGGCGCCGACGGCCGAGACAGCGCTGGCGGCGACGGTCGCGGCGATTGAAATGGCGGTCGCGGTCGATACACCTGTCATCTCAGGCTTCCGTGGTTATGAGACTGTTGATATTCGCCGGGCGCCGCGACAACAGCGCGTCGGTCTCGTCTGTGAAGGCCGCCTCGGCCTCGGCGACTGTGCGCGCCCTTGTGGCGAACAGCATCGTCATATCGCTATCTTCCAGCGCCACGAAAGACTGCTTGCGCCCGGCGGCAGCCTGCAGGACGTGATATCCGCTGATCTCCCTGGCACCGCCCTCGCTATACATCAGCACCTTGCCGCTGACGATCAGCAGGGTCGGAATCTTGATCAACACGCCGGTGATCATCACCCCGGCCTGAATCTTGATCGTCCGCGCATAGAGGCCGGCATGCAAGACATGGGTGGTCTCGATCGGCACTTGCGGCAATTTCAGTGCCTGTGCTTCGAGTGCGCGCACCTTGGCGATGGCAGCAGAGCTCATTGGCGCGATGACATGCTCGCTTGGAACCATGTTAAGCATGGACAATCTCCCTGAAGAAGACGCGATTGGTTTCGCGATAGCCGAGGCGCGGCAGCACCCGCGCCAGCCGGCCGGTCGAAGGCGCACTGATCAGCAGCCCCGGTGAGCCGGCATCCCGTGCATGCCGCTCGGCGGCACGCAGCAACTTGAGTCCAGCCCCGGTTTTCCTGAAGGCCGCGCCGACGAAGAAGGACTCCGTCACCGTGACAGCGATGCCGTAATGCGGAATGATCGGGGTCAGCACCGCAATGAAGCCGATCAGCAAGTCGCCCAGGAACGCCCCATAGCCCTGAAAATAGCCAGATGCCTCGATCAGCCGATACGACGCGATCTTCTCATCGGGCGGCGGCAGGCCATGGATCGCCGCTTCGGCGGCATATTCGCTGGCGAGTGCAGGGAAGTTCGCATTGCATTCGATCTCCGCGATTCCGCATCTCCGTACCGCGACACTCATTGGCGGGCCCGCATTTCAAAAGGATGATGCGGCAAGCCGAACGGGCCATAGGGCGCTGCCGGTAGAATGGTAAAGCCCATCCAGTGCAGCCAGTGGATCGCCTGACCGTAGCTGGCATCAACCCAATTGGTCAGCAGATCGAAATCGCGCCGCATACGCGCGAGGAACGGCCGATGGTATTTGAGGAACGGACGCCAATGGCGATCGACCAGCCCACCGGACAGCAGCCAGGGAATCCCCGTGCCGCTCGACCGATCCGGACACGACACACCGAACATGCAAGCCGGGACATCCTCCACCAGCCAGGTCCAGGCATAGACCGAGGCCGCCAGCGACAGGGCCAGGCCCTCGCGGGCCCCAAGTCCGGCCGCCGCCCAGATCTCCTGCCGGTCGCCCTCTCGCAGCAGTGGTGCCATCGCGTCGACATGCGCGTCGCTTGCCGGCACCACGTTGAAGCGAGCGCAGGTCGCCGCTAAATCAAGCGCCAAGATCGACCTCCGGAATGGCCGCCAGGATCGTGCAGGGCAGCGGATTGTCCTGGCGGATCAGAATGCGGCCATTGCTGTTCCAGCTGGGATCGAGGATCACTCGCTCCTGGCCTGTCAGCAGGCCGATCGGCGTGCCATACATCTGCGCCCGGCGCTCCTTGACCTCCGTCAACCTGGTGTAGTCGCCGCTCTCATAGACGCCGCCCACCTTGATGCCGCGACTATTCTCCAGCTTGACGGTAACGGCTGACACCTTCTTGCGCTTACCCTGGATGGTGGGATCGCCGACATCGAGGTCCAATGTCTCCAGTTCTGCGCTATAGGGCAGACCGATGATGATCTGGCTGGCTGGGTTATCGAGCGCAATGGCACCACCACTGACCACCGCTGGCGGGAACACGTTGCCATCGCCCAGCACCCCGACCGTCTTACCCTCCAAATGGCCAAGGCCACTGACTGTGCTGGTCGGTGTGCCGCTATATTCGAGGGCGCAATCAAGAAACCAGGCATCGGCGACACCGCTGAAAAGACGGCTATGGAGCCGCTCGACATAGCGCTTCACCTGGCCATTGATCACCCGCCGAATGATGAAATAGGCGACATCCTCGCCATTCTCGGAAATCACCGCGACGCTCTCGAACAGGCCATCGGTGTCATGGCGATGCCAGCCGAAGACGTTCTGTTCCTTCATATAGGTGAAGCCGAGCAGCACGCCATCATCACGCACCGCCCAGATGATACGGAACGGCTCCTGAGCATAGCCCCATTCGACGATGCTATGACCATGGAACAGATGATCCGCCCAGACCGATCGATCCGTGCCGGTATAGCTGTCACTGGCAAATTCATAGGAAACGTCGCGCACCACGCTGCCCTTTTCCTGGATGAACAGGATGGTGTTATTGGCGGTGATCGGCTGCACATCCGAGCAGCCGTTATAGCTTTGCGGCTTGGTGAAGCAATTGACCGGCGTGATCGCGTCGCTGTTGGAACCGGCAAAGCATTTCCATTCAGCACCACTGGTCAGCAGGATCAGCACGTTCAACGATACCATATGCTTGATGGCATTGACCTGTGCCGCTACCAATGTGCGGGTGATGGCGTCATCATCCTTGGTTGGCGACGAGACATTCATGTTGCGGAAATTGCCGGTCTGGGTCGCCCAGAAGGTCTGTGGCTGCTTCACCGAATTGGCAAAGAACTTGCGCTGCTCATGATAGGCGACCGTACTGGGCCAATTATTGCCGGCGAAAGGATCGCGACCGGCCGGCGGCGTATCGCTGGTATCCGGCTTGATGAAATCATCCTGGAAGGATGTGCCAAGCGATGAGCCGATGATGCCGAATGTGCCGCTGAGTTCGCGATAGATATTGAATTTCGAGATACCGGCCTGGCTGGCCCAGGAGATGGTGATGGGCGTCGTGCTGGAAAGCGCCGCTGCCGCCGTGGTGCGGACAAAGCAAAGGGCTGCGCTCCCACCGCTGACATAGGGGCTGAATCCGGTGCTATCGAGATTGCTGTTATCAAGCTGGCGCAGCTCCGCCGTATTGCTGCCCGTCACGTTGACCAGGCAGGTCCGGCCATTGATCTCGACCATGCCGACAACATTATAGAGCTGCACTTCATCGCCGCTCACCAGATTGTGTGCCGCTGTGGTGGTGATGACCGCCGGATTGGCCCGGGTTATATTGCTGATCGAGACTGAGCTGCTGAAGCCAGGCAGGCTTTCCTCGGTGTCATCAGCATTGACCGCCGTCACCTTGTAGCGATAGGTGGTCGTACCGCTATTTGGCACCGACAGCGCCAGCCCAGCCGGACGCGCGACCTGCGGCGAGAAACTGACCGGCGTGAAGGTCCAGGCAGCGTCGCCGCTGCGACTAAGGTCCTGGGGCTGATAGCTCGAGTGACAGAAGGTCATCACATCCGCCGACTGCGTGTATTTCAGCTTCGCGAGGTCAGCGACCGCATAGGGTGTCGCGATCTGATAGATCGTGCTGGGCCCTGAGAGCACATAGCCGCCATCCTTGATGACACGCATCAGGTGATCGCCGAATTCCAGCACATAGGTGACCTGGCCATTGAACTGGAATGGGATCAGCCGGCCGCGTTTGCTGCTATCGGCGATTTCACCGATGAACTCCGTGCCGGGACGATTGCTGGCACTGCCGCCGGGATGCACGAAGAAATTGCGCATCTTGCGGGTGCCAATGCGATAGGTCGCCTGATCGACCCTGCCATAGAGCTTTGGCGACAATTCGCCGGCGGCAAAACTGGGCTGGATGACATTCTGGCTCATCTGGCGGTGATCCAATCCGGCAAGACCGCCTGCAAATGGATGCCTTCATTGGCATCGGCGGTCGCCGCTTCGCTGAGCAGAAGTCGCCATTGGCTAAGACAGGCTTGCATCAAGGTGGTGCTACCGGTCAGCGGAATCGCCAATTGCGCGCCGCAGGCCCAGGACAAGGCGCTGACGAAGCCAGCGGGAAACAAAGCGGTGTTGCTGATCCGCTTGGTGTAATAGGCCAAGGCCTGCGGTTGATCGCAATAGACCACCTTGAGATCATTGCCTTGAGTATCGAGATCGATCGCCGCCTCATATGGCACCGGCGGTACCGCCGCGTTGCTGATATCGAGGCTGCTGATGGCGCCTGCCCCACTGGAAACTGGCGCCGTCCCCAAGAAGGCGCTGTTCAGATCGATGGACAAGGGCTGGAAGAGGCCGCGAATCTTCAGGCAATCACTGGGATAAGCATAACGATATTGCCAGTCGATCGGCGGCGATCCGAGATCGGCGAGATAGCGCCTGGCCCGGGCAAAGCCCCAATCCACCGCCTCCAGCGTCTCGTCCCGCGCCTGCTCATAGATGGTGTTGAAGCCGCGCGCCTCCGGCGAATCTTCAGCCAGATCGGCAATGCTCGATCGTGTCCCGATGCGCGACAGTGACAGATTGGCGATGGCGATCAGATCTGCCATGGGGTCCCTTCCGGCTACTTTTTCGACTTGTTCTTCACGGCGGTCACCACCGGTGCCGCTATGGGCTCACGCGGCCCGGTCTTCATATTTGGTTTCATTGCGACAGCCGGTAGTTGATGGTGCCGCTGGTAAAGGCTGTGCAGTTCAAGCGGTAGAGAACCGACCGTTCCGGCTCGCTGATGCTGAGGCTGGTCGCTGCAGTGAAGGTTGCGGCGGTGCCGCTGGTATCGCGGGCGACAGCGATGAAGGTGGTGCCGCCATCAAAGCTGCGTTCGACGGCGACGGTGCCGACAAAGGTCCCCCAAAGCGCAATGTTGAAGTCGCCCAACAAGGCGCGCGGCGTTGCGGTTCCGGTCGCGGTGAAGCTGCCGGTCAAGACTTCGACGGCTTCTTCATTGGCAGTCGTGTTGCGTTTTCCCATGGATCAAACCTCAAAGAAGATCGAGTGGCGTTGCTTCTTCGCCGTCCGGATCAACCAGGTCGGCGTCGACAGCGTTGCGGGCTTCCGCCGCCTTGACAGCCTTGCGCGCCGCTGCATCCAGCGGCAGCAGATTGTTGCCGGGCACGCCGTCAAAATCGATTTCGCTGTCCGGCTCGCTCAAGCGGTCGCCGATAAAAGACAATTCCAGAACGCGATAGCGCGCCATCTGCCATATCTCCTGTAGATGAAAGTCGAATATCAGGCCCCTGGCGCCGCCCGCGACCTGGTCGAAGCCGTCACCGATGGTGGCGCGCGCGTTTGGCGATGCACGCGCCACCTAATCGTTGAACGTCGTCTTCGGCTGTGACTGCCTGAACGACAGCCAGCGAAAGTCAGGTCTTAGAAGGCGCTGACATTGAGGCCTTCCGGATAGCCGATATTGGCCTGCAGGTCATAGACCAGGCCGGCGCTCACGGTGCCGGCAGTGAAGGTACCGACCAATGTGTAGATCAGGCCGAGATATCGCAATGGCAGGCCGGACGGATTGATCGGCACATAGCCGCGAAAGATCTGAAAGCCAGGGTTCTGCAGCGACGCCAAGGGAATCGCTGCGGTCTGGAACAAGGTGGTCGGCGTCGTCAGGCCGGGTGCCGCCGATGTCACCAATGCCATCTGCAGCGAGGTGCCACCGGTGAAGCCGGTCACCACTTGGGCAAACAGCGACAATTCCTCGCCGGCCCCGATGTCGCGATTGGCCGAGAGATCGATGACATTGGCCGAATTATACGTGCCGGCGGCAAGTGCCAGCGATTGCTGGTTGGAAAGAAGGTTGGTACTGTCCAAAATCATGGGAGGTATCCTTTCAGCGGGATCCGATGGAGAGCGACCTAAGAATGGTCGCTCTCGTTGATGGGGCGATCGTCAGGAGACCTTCGCTTCAGTATTGAGAAGCTGATCGCAGAGCCGGATCGGAATGCCGCGGAACGCCGTCAGCGGATTACCCTGGGCGTCTTCCACGGTATGGAAGCCGAGCGTCGGCTTTTCCGTCTGCTGGATATCGGCCCAGGTCTTAACCGCGCGATTGACATAGAAGACCGGTCGCCCCAGCTTCAGGCTCGGCACCTTGGAAATGGCCCGGATGAAGAAGCGCTGCAGGTTGACCGGCGATCCGGATTGCAGGCCGCCGGCGGCGTTGGAGGTGTCGATATTGGCAATGCGCACGGCAAAGCGCCAATCGCGCACCGTCAGGCCGCATTTCCACTGGTACTTGGTCTGATAGGCCTGGTATTTGCCGCCAGTGCCATCGTCGATCGGCGCTGGGGTCGAGACATCCTCATGAGTGAGGCCGGCTTTCGTCTTCTTCGGATAGATGCCGTGGATCGTGCGCTTGCCCCAGACCACCAGCCAGACGCTGGTATTGCTGGAACCGGTGCCGCCGGCATCGAGCACGTTATTCGCCGTCTGGGCATTGGCGACCTGAGTGGTGTTGTAACGTGGCGCCAATCCCTGGAAGCGCTCCGGTGTCGCGGCGATATTGCCGTAGAACAGGGTCTGAACCATCTGCTGGTTCATGCCTTCCAGGAAGGCCTCGTCTTCCGACAAGCGGAAATCGCTGGCATTGCCATTGAGATC